TATGTGTCCTTCCTTTGCGTACCACTCGATTATTCTGAGTGTGGCTTCAACGTCGTTGATCGACCTGTGAGCACCTTCTATTTTCTCTTCGAATAGCTCTTCATATATGTCGCCCAGCTTGCGCATCTTGCCCCAGACTCGCTGGCCAACCTCAACTGTGCAGGTGTGCTCATAAGGCCAAGGGAAGCTCGTGACCTTGTCTAACCTCTCAAGCTCAAATTTCAAGATCTTTCTGTCGAAGCCAAGATTGTGGGCAAACATCCGCTTGGTTCCCAAAAAGAATTCATTCAGCTTTTCGAGGTGTGCGATGAATGGCTTTTCGTCTTTGAGCATGTCGTCGGTTATGCCTGTGATCTTGGTGATCTTTGGATCGAGCATGTGCTTGGGGTTGCAAAAAAATTCAAGGCGATCAACCTCAATTAGTTCTTCAGTAAGTTTGATCGCACCGAATTCAATAATCTTTGGCTGCATGTCAAGATCAGAACCTTCAGCCTTTGGCAAACCTGTGGTCTCTAGGTCAAATACTATTAGCATCTCATTCCTCGCTGTCAAGTGATTCAAGCATGAAAGCATAAACTCCAAGATCATGGACTGAGTCTTGGTGGTGGTTTGGCCAATTCTCCGAATATCTTGTCAGCTTTGAAACGATCATGTTGATAATCCCAAACCTATTCCATTCTTTCTCTGTTGACAAATTTACGCCATTTGGAAACAGAGACATCATCACTTTCCCATGCCTGTGGTAATTGTCACCGTAGGTTTTATTTCGCTCCTTAAAAGTTTTTAGAGCACCTTCCATGCAATCAACTGGTGTTTTAGACTTGCTCACCTTCGGCTCTCCCTTCTTCATATGCTGCATCGACGGACTCGTCGTGCTCGTTGGACTTCTTGAAAGCCTCCTCCAGAGACATCCGCATGGCAGGACTGAGGTCAAAAAGCCTTGCAACTTTTTGCCTGTCAAATTCAATGTCGTTGCCGATCAATCTAAGCTCCATCAAAAATTTCCCTCCTGAACCTGCAGGCAAGTTATGCCTTCATCCCTCCACATATCAACGCAGACTTTGCGGTCTTCCAGAGCAAACCAGATCTGCTCTTTCCAGTAGTGGATGTTGAACAATTCACGCTTCACAATATCGTCCCTGCGCTTGTCACCTGCTGGCCTCATCAAAAGGTGGTCGAATGGGATGTCATTGCTGTTAAGCCAACTCATGGTCACATCTCTGAATGATTCGTCCCGAGCAGTCATGATTACAATCCAAGTCCACTTAGGCAAATTGCGCACCAACTCAACAACAGCATCAATCGGCTCGTCATCCTTGCTGGCTGAATTGAATGCGTCATAATCTCCTGATTCATACAAATGGAATCTGTGGCGGCAATCAGCCAAAGTGCCNTCAATGTCTACAATCACTGCACCGTCNCGAACCATTCTGGAGCCTCCTTGTTTTTCCAAGTTGCNAACCTTGCCTTGGCACCATTGTAATANTTCCGGTATGCCTCAACAGTGCAGTCTGACTTGTATTCATCAGGCATGCACTGAGGTGGTTCGCGCCATATCAANCGATTGATCCACATTGGAGATATAGACAAGAATGGAGCCAGACCCATTGACTTGTGAGTCTTGCCGTATCGNNTGGTGTATTCCAAGCCAAGCTGAACATACAATCCGCAAGTCCACCAGTAGTGGGCAGAGCTCTCCCGCACCCAAACAGCTGATGGGTGGTTCTTATGNGTTGACTTATACAAGCCAAACTTGTCAGCCCAATAGTTGCCATCAAGCTCTCTGTGAGCTGTGGACAAAAGCTGGGCAGTCTCGAGGATCATCTTGACGCAATGTTTGTCGCAGTGCATCTNAGCAGCCCTAACAGGACTGTGATCTAAATAAAAGATATTCATGCCATTTCCTTTCTCAGCACGGTTATTATACTTCCCCTGTGCGGGGAAGTAAATCATCATTTCTCGAACAATCCTTTAAATGTTTTCTTGAAGCCATTGACTATTGATAGCTCGTCTTTTTCGAAGTCTTCTGGATCTTCGAAAGCAGCATCCTCAACAACATAGTCGACTGGCATGGGTTTGTCGTCAGTCAGCTTGCAAGACTCGTGATAAAGAATGTAGGTTACTTGGTGGCGTTTGAGGTTATACTTCTCAACAAGCTCTCTGACAGTCATGTGCTTTTTGGCTTCCCGAACAGCAATTATCAAGTCATCTTCATATCTATTGCTCATGGCTTATTCAGAGCCTTTCCCATTGATGGTGCTGCCCACTGAGTGGGGGTCAAGAAAGGTTCTGCCCACGGATGCACCGCAACAACAGCTTCAACCATTAGCTTGAAAACTTGTTGATATTCACCTTGAGCTCTTGGGCTGAGGCGTGACTTGGCCATCTCACTCAATGTGCGCAAGTTAAACTTGGCGACAATGTTTGTGTGGATGTTGGTTGGCAGGATGCCACGTGCATCTTCTGCGGGAACAAACTTACGGAGCTTTTGATATGCGTCGGCAATATCAGTCATTGCTTTGTCATATTCTTCCAGAGCCTCTGCATGTTGTTCAATGCGCTCTGGAACGTAATAGCTGAAGCCAAACATGTCAACTGTGCGCTGAGATTGTTGGGCGTATGAGGCTTGGCGTGTCCGAACGAACTGATGGGTGAACCCACGGCTGACGTCACGTATGTTGAATGTGTAGTCAATGAATTCCCAAGACGAGCGGATTGTCTGGAGCATGTAGTCCAGCTCCTCCTGCTTCTTTGTTTCAGACCAGTCGGCAATTTTGCTATAGGCGTCCTCATCGTCCATAAGCCTTGTGTTCTTGGTGAACAACAACAGGTCCACAGCGTCAGAGGTATAATTTACGAGTTCCACTTTCATTGATTTTCTCCTTTCTGAGAGTGCATCCATCGGGCGTAGTCAGACTTCCCCCGAATGAATTCTTCGACAACTTTGATGTCGTCGACCACATCGTCCAGCAAGATCTGTCGCCATGTTGCGAACCTGCCAACTGAATAGATGTTGTGTTGGGTGGTCATTTGGAAAATGAATTCTTTCCGCAGACGCTCATCGATCGGGCGGATCTTGCCGTACTCTTGAGTCGATGAGGTGATGTTGGTTATCTTCCTAGGCCTGAACCCGAAGTCATCCATCAGGATGCTCATAATGTGGGGTGCTGGTTTTGAGTCTATTGGCATAGCAGCCTCACAGATCACAACATTTCCAATAACTGAAACTCTGTAGTGTGGGACAGTCGGGTCTGGGTAATAAATGGTNTGGTATATATCNCAATCAGGCTGNTCAATGGTTGCGCGGATNGTGTATATTTTNTGCTTGGGAAANTCTGGGATCTCGTCCCAACCGACGATCTTCATCAACACTGGCATTGGTATGGTCGANATGATTGGTCCGGAAGTNTTGGCNATTGAGTNNTCGGACAAGNTCATGTTGTAAGATATTTCTGCGCCCATNGACATGTCNCTGATCAGGTGCCATGGGGCAATGTAGCGTGATGCTGCGGAGAGGTTGTTGATNGANCGGCTCATGATTGAGCCTGTGACCTTTTGGGAATACATGTTGCTCAGGAACAGGTTTGGCTCNGTGGTGATCTTGCCNTCGTACTTGATTGCCTTGGTCACNTGCACCTTCTTGAAAGGGATGCCGCAAGCTGTGCCAGCCTTGTCGCTGCGGAAGCGCAACAGTGCACCATGGTTGTTGGGCAGGGAGCCTTGGGCCTCAAACACAGTTGGGCTCATCCCCCTCAACATATTAGCTGCCAGCAAACCTGCCAGACCTGCTCCATAAATAGCTACCATTATTCCTCCAACATTTTTCTCAGTTTGCGTTCGGCTCTCTTCGCCGCTGCATGGGTTGTTATTGCCTGTGGCACGGATTGTTCAATCGGAAATATACAGGCATTAAGCGAAGCGAGCAAGATAAGAATTTCTTGCTCGCTGAGTTTTGGCTTATAGCAATCTTTGCAGGTCATATCAGCTCGATGCGTCCTTTTTTAATGTCATGGGCAACATCTTCTCTGACGCCACCTTTGGTGCTCCAGCCAGCAGCGTTGGCAACCAGATCTTCGTAGCTGCCACCAGAGACGTAAAGGCTATATGTCTTGTGGGCACGAGTGCCTTCCTTGCGAGGATTGTCAAGCTCAATCACGCGGATTGTCTTGCCAGCGAATGCACCACGAGCCTTGG